ATCCTTTTCAACAAATGAGACTTTTGTGAGATTCAGAGAAGAATTTTATGAAGGAACAGGAGTATTTCAGCAAAGCATGAGCAATAAGATAGAAATAACTAGTGGGATGATGCAAGGAATATTACATTACACAAGTACTCTTTATCACACAATTGTGCAAGAAGTTTGTAAATTATTAACTATCAGAATTGCAAAATTGAAATACAACATGAATGTGGTTTGTACAATTGTTCAAGGATCAGATGATTCAGGTATGCTTTTAGGTATTGAGGGGAAAATATCAAAAGAAAAAATAGCAAGAGCATATGCATTATTGAGATTCAAGGAGGAAATATCAGGTTATTTATCCATCTACTGGAATGTTTGCAAAAGTTCGATAGGAACCATTGATTTGATCGAGTATAATTCAGAGTGGCATATCCGGCATAAAGTAGTAAAGCCAACATTCAGATGGATAAGTGCTTCATTGGAAGTTTCTGTTCGAGAGAGATTTGTGGATGGATACCGCATGTTCAATCAGTTATTAACTGATTGCCTAGAAGGAGGTTCAACAACTTTAGAGGTAGCTGTGATTCAATTAAATCAAGTTTGGATGCATTGTCTATTACTGGGATTAAATACCTCTGTTCTAGGTGATCAATTTGTAGAAAACATACTCAAACTAGGTGACCCAGCATTAGGATTTTTCCCCTGTGATTATGATTTCTGTTGTGGTATGCCAGGGGTAGATTTTCAGCTTTATTGTTTATGTAGAGACAATGTTCATATTGTTAGCAAGATAGATGATGACACATCCATACAATATGATTTCGAAGGATCAGAAAGGAAGCTAATTCCTAAAGATCTGAGATCAGTCAAATTAAGATTCGGGAAAACTCACATCTGGCAGAACTTAGTTGATAGATTAAACATGGGAACTCTGGAATGGGCTTTATCAGAAGTAGAGAAAGATCCCAGAATTCTATTTGGAAGACATACTAGTTGGGATGAAGAGAAACCAAACCTCATTCTCAAAGTGTTCTCTCCTGGAGTCAAAGAATCTGTTAACAACATTTCATCGACATTAAGAATGATGGCAGCAGGATCATATGTCTTGCTAAGGCCTTGCATGTCAATATATGAATCTGATATTCTGATAAAAGTATCACTATTTTCAATTGTTGAAACAAAGCTATCAATTAAGGGATCTTTTAATTCTGTCAAATTAATGAGAGCATGTTTTCCCCTCCATGCAGAATATGATGAATTTTACAAGAATATAACTCAAATAACTCAAAACCATAGCACTTTTGAACAGAAAATGACTAGACATTCAAAAGACAAAGTTGTTGTATTTGAAGTTAACAAAGTAAGACATACTCTAATGGAGATGTGCAAAAAGAAATGGAATCTGGGGGGAAAAGTTTCATTAAGCTCAAGACAGTTTGATCATGAATGGGAAAGAACTAAACAAAGATTTCCTTTCCTTAGGGATCAAATCCATGATACTGCTAAGGAACTGTCTATGAACATAGTAGAGCTTAAGAATTTTATTGAATCGTTAGAATTAAAAGCAAGATCTGTTACCCTTTATGATTCTCCCATAAAGCATGGAGGTGTTATCAGTGCCATTACTAGACTATATTGGCCAAATACTAAGGTGAGGTCTTCACTAGAATCAATTAATTCTGAAATGCTAACCTTGAGATCAGATTTGTTCTCATTGCTAACCTTCTGGTCAACAGAAGTTAGTACATCCAGAGCTGCTCTAGATCTTTTAACTAGCTGCAAATCATTGAGAACAGAATTTAAAAATGTACCCTCTAAATATAAAAAAC